AATTAACTTCGTTCAACTTAGAACGTAGATATTTAACGACATTGCGATGCTCGTCAAGGTCTGATTGAAGTTTAGTGACTTCATTTTTCTCTTCTTCTTCATCTTCTTCTTCAGAAAGAGCTTTGATGACTTCTTCAAGGTCGATTTCTTCTTCGACTTCTTCTTTATCATCATCTTCTTCTTCAGTTACTTTAACTGATTCATGTTTAGCTTTTCCTGGAGTTCCGATACCAGAAGATTTGTCAGCAGAACCTGTTTTATTATCAGAAGACCCGATTCCAGTTGTGTTGTCAACTTCTTCGTCAACTTCTTCACCTTCTTCATCTTCTTCTTCTTTAACAGTTTCTTTCACTTCTTCTTCATCATCCTCTTCTTCTTCAAGTTCACGTAGAACAGCTTCAAGGTCAAGGTCATCAGATTCTTCATCTTCTGTCTCTTCCATTTCTTCTTCTTCTTCGTGTTCTTCTTCAGCAACAACTGGTGCATATTTAACACCGTTGATTTCGATTACGCCTTCTTCTTCCATTTCTTCTTCAGCTTCGTGCTCTGCTTCTTCGACTTCTTCTTCGTCATCTGCATGCATTGCTTCTTCAGTTGAATCGTCATCTGTAGGGTCTTCGTCATCTTCGTGATATCCTTCTTCTGGCGCTTCTTCGGCTTCAGGAGCTTCTTCTTCATCCTCTTCTACTTCATCTTCGTGTTCTATTTCAGATTGAATCTTCTTAGACAACATAGATTGTAGGCGAGGAGTAAAAGCTTCTTCTAAAGCGATTTTAGCGTTTTCAAGAGCTGTTTCACGAACTGCTTTTGCATCTGCAATGGCATCTTTTAAAAGATCATCCATTACTTTTCTCCTATGATTAAATAAATAATCACTAGTTTGGAATTAATATAGTTATTGGGAACTATAATGTGATTTGTTTTGATTACACTACAAGGTGGCTAAAGTGCCGTAGTGTATTTTGTATATATATAAATATATAAAATTTAAAAAAATAACTTAATTATTTGTATCTTGTTTATTTCGTAGACGAGCTTTAGATTTCTTTTCTTTTCTTATAGCGGAAGGTTTTTTATAGAACTCTCGTTCTCTTAATTCCACCATCAGTTTGGTTTCTTTAACCTTTTTTTTCAAGATACCTAAAGCTTTGTCTATAGATTGGCCGTTACGAACTTTTACGTAAATCAAATGGCCTCCTAATCTGTTTCATTATCTGCTTTGTAATTTTTATCTACGTAATTAAAAAATGCTTTTTTCTTGTCATCATCTAATTCGTCTGGAGAACTTATTCCGAATTTTTTCATTGCTGATTGAAAAAAAGCTTCATAGTCACCTTCTTTAATTGTAGATTCTTTTGTTTCTTCACCAATTGAGTAATACCTACCAAGAATGTTACCCATATCTTCATATAAGGCTCCCATTCTTTCTTGTAAGGTTTTAGCTTCATTAGATATCTTACCAAATTGATTAGAAAGACCTGTTAGTTCTTTCATATTACGATTTACCGTAATCTTATCGAACCAGTCTTCAGTTTCACTTAGTGTGTGTGATTTTGCTTGATTGGCAATCCAACTCATCTTTTCAGCTATTTTTGTTATATTAGATTCACCAAATATTGATTCACCTAATTTATTGTAGCTTGAGATTTCGTTGGTTAGACCGTTAATGTCAACTTTTTCTTCATTAGCATCACCATACTTTTCTTTAACAATTTTAGCTAAACTAATATTGGTATGAAAAGCAGTATCTGATACTACACCACCCAACATTGTTCCACTAAAATTTTCTTTAAGTAAGTTTTTTAGTTTGATATTCTTAGACATATTATGTCCTTTTCTTAATTAATAATTAAATCTTCAATTAACCAGTAAAAATGATTTTTATTTATAGAAACTATTTTCTATACATATAAATATAAACTATCTTAATTTTCTTGTTTTTGAATACCTTCTGAACCCATCCCTAACTTTATTCCAAAGTACTCTTAAAAATTCTTTTTCACCTGAGTGAGCACTTCTAGCTGGGCCAGATGCAATAGCTCTTTGTAAATCAAAGGCATCGTATCTTTTTCCCTTAACACCATCCATCATCACTTTAATTGATTGTTGTGATGCTTTTCCTAAAATCTTTGACATCTTAACAATGTCCTTTTCAACTATTTCTCGAGCTTCTGGTGAACTATAAGGTTGTTGTGATGGTGAAGTAATTGGTGCTTCATCCATCTCAGTCATTAATTGTTTGTATATTGATTTTTTACTCATTATGCAATCCTTTTAGGACTACCTTTTTGACCAGATAGAGTTAGAGCTATTTTTTTAAGATTTTTTGTTACCATAGTACCCATTGTCCATTTACCTAACTTGACAGGTTTGTTATTGAGAATGAGATACAACATACCTCTTTCAACTTCAAATTGCATTTTATGTATTTCTTTTTTATCGAAACCACGTATCTCAACATCAATCACGAATCCTACTTTGTCTCTTTTACTTACTTTGAATCCACTCTTCATAAGTTTAGCTGATTTAGGTTTAAGTCCTGCTTTTTGAATAGCTTGAACTATACCCCCCAGTATCGTTTCGACTCCAACATCTTCATTTACAGATTCTTCTTTAACAAAAGATTTACCGTGTCCTGTAAATACTTTACCTAATTCCATACCGTGTGGTAGTTGAATAGATTCTTTTACGGATTCTTTTTTAAAAGCTTCATTTAATACCCTCAATAATTTTTTTGCCATATTTGAATCGTCTTGGTTTATATAATCTGCCTCTTGTGGGTTTTTTACAATCTTTTTTATCTTCATTTTATCTGAAGATGACAACTTCATTGATTTTTGTTTTTCTAAAGTATTATTTGTTCCAACCTCATGAGCACTCATTGTTTTTAAATTGAAAGATACTGTTTTCCATTTACCCATACTCTTCTCTACAGCAATTTCTACACCCTTTTTGTAATAATCTTGAAAGACATCACCTGGTTTTACCATTTCATTTACTGATTCATTTTTTAAAAAAGACATATCCATTTTATGTTTCTTCATTGAAGCGATTGCTTGACTCTTACTCATCTTAAATCTTTTCATCAAGAATTTCAGTAGCTCTTCACCACCGATAGATACAGTTTTTTCATTTATGGATTCTGCTTGGATTGAAACTTCTTTCCAATTGTCAGTATCCTTCATAAACTTATTATGTGCGATTACAGCGGCTCTTTTACTTGTATATGTTTTTATCTTTTTACCATCTACATGCATTGACCACTTTCTACCTTCATTTACGGATTCTTTTATATCTGAAGTTCCTGATAGTTTGTATCCTAATTGTTCACCGTTTGCTTTTCTTGCTTTTTCAAATTTCATTTTTTCTTCACCTTTTAAATCACCACCAAACCCCTCTTCAAATGATTCTGCGGGATTAGTAATGTAATCACGAGACTTACTTACATAATCTTTTGCTAACGTAATCTTATCAGTCCACCAACTTGGTAAGGAATCTTCATTAGACATATTACGAAGTTGATTGATAGTATCCATAGCATCTTTGACTATTAACTTGAGTTTTCTCTCGGCTGATGCTACATCTGTATGACCGTCTTCATTTACGGCTTCTTTTTTCAAACGACTTTTTTCAGCTCTTCCGCGATTCTTAGATTGTGATTCAAATCCCACAATTTTTCCTCCCTTATGTGATGCATCCTTACCATCACCGTTGCCGTAAGTTCCTTTTTTTCTATTATACTGATTTAATTCAGCTCTATACTTTTTAGATTTAGTAGATGAACCGTATTTCTTATACTCTTCCTTGTAATCTCGGTCTTCTTTTACATCTGAAGTACCTGATAGTTTGTATCCTAACTGTTCACCATTTGCTTTTCTGGCCTTTTCAAATTTCTTTTTAGCTTCACCCTTTAACTCTCCACCAAAACCTTCAGCTTTAACCTTATTAGGTAAACCTTTGTGTTTAGTAGAAGCATATTTCTTAGTAGATGATTTTTTCATAGACTTTGCAGCTTTCTTAATTGCTTTAGATACTTCTGAGCCCTTTACTTCACCCTTTTTATAGGCGTGAACTAACCCCATAAACTTTTGTTGAGCTTTAGAGGTAGATGGCATTACTTTCCACCGATTCTCTTATATTGTTCTTTAAAGTTAAGTTCTTCATTCTTACTATCTTTTTTAATCTTCTTATCGTCCAACTCGTCACCACTTCTTTTATGGCTATGTTCTTTAAGTTTAACTGGATTAAGATGTTCAACACTTACATTTTCGTAAGTTTTGTTTCCAAATTTTATGTTACAAAATTCTACATTACCATCCTCTGTTAGAGAATGCCAAGTTACTTCACCAACACCTTCGTTTTTATATTTGGGAGACCCCCAAGTTGCGTGGTGAAATCATTGATGTTGTACTGACTTGTTATATGTATCCATTTTATTTATCTCCTAATATACGTTTAGCATATTCGTCTTTTTTAGGTTCTACTTTTCCTCTAACTACATCTAACACAAAATTTATTGTGATATCGTTAGCTACTAAATCTCCACATCTGGCGGTAACTGTTCCTTTTAAACCATCTATAATGATTGAACCAGTTACACCAGCAAATTGTTTAAATAATTCTGTATCTATGTTATGTTTACCTTCGTCTTGTTGCCATTCAGGTACAGTATAAGTTGTGTAAACATAATCTCTATGGTCTGCAGGAAATGAATGTTTTACTGATTCATCTACTATGTAAACCTTATCTACCTTTGTAGTTAACATTTTATACTCACCATATGTATCAGGTAATGTTACATCATACCAACCGTGTTCTTTATCACTTGTATATGTAGGTTCACCTAATAACTTAGTTAACTCTGTTAAATATTTATCAGCGTCTTCATTTTTAAAGACACCCTCATTTATACGTAACTTTGGAAGAGGTTCACCGAACTTTCTTTCATTCCAGTAATGTTCGTTAAGTATGCTTTTTAATTTAATCATGATACTTTATCCATCAATCGTTTGATTTGTTTTAAAATCTTATTAGTACCTTGAGCATTTTGAAATACACCATAATCTTGTCCAATCTTTACTAATTCATCAAACTGGTCTCTCAAATCATACTTCATCTTCATCCAAGTCTTACTATCAATTTTATTAGATGGTATTACCTTTATACTTTCAGTTACAGATTCGTTATAAACATAAGTATGGTCTTTACCGTCAGGGTCGGCCTTTACGACTTGACCATCACTATGTAATTTTTCCATCTCATCTTTTGTAAATGTTACTGTGTGTTCAGTTACTTGGTGTTTTTCAGCAACATCTTTTAAAGTAGGAAGAGGTTCACCAAATTTTCTATCCCAAGCGTGTTCACTTAATAAATTTTTTAATTTTAACATATTATTTTACTTTCTTAGTAAGTTTGATAACATCTTTCATAAATGTAGTTACGTGTTTTTTATAGGATTCTTTTATTTCTTTTGCTAATTTTTGATTTTCAGGTCGTGGGTCTTTTAAAAAAATTTGTTCTAACTTCATCATTCTATCTCGAAGTTTAGTTTCAGCTTTGACTATTTGTTGAAGTTCTTTTTGAGCTTTAATCTTTTCATCTGGACCTTCAGTTACGGGTTCACACGTACAAGATGTTGTTTCACTACAACCACAAGCATCTTCAGTCATTTTACTATGTTTGATAACTGCATCTTTTAAAGTGGGTAGAGGTTCTCCAAATTTTCTATCCCAAACATTTTCACTAAGCATATCTTTTAATTTTATCACGTGTTTTTCCTTTTAAATTGTTTCAACTTAACTTCCATTTCAATCACATATTTTTTATACATTGATTGTAGTTCTAATACTTGTTTTTTGTAATCAGCGTCACCATCTTTTGTATCTTGAGCTAAATCTTTAATTAACATCTTAAATGTTCGTTTAACACCTTCAATGTTTCTTTCTATATTTTTAAAATAAGAATCAAATCCAGCAAACCCCATCTTAATTTTATCTTCAAATAAATCTAGCTTTGTATCATCAGAAAGTCTCCAATCTTTCCATTTATCCATCATATTTTTATAATTAGCCATCATTAACCCCTCATAATATCGTTAATTATTGATTCTACCTTACAATAATCACCACAGGCTCTACCCATTGGTTGATTTTTATCTACAGATTCATTTACACCAGCTGGGTGCATAAAAGCACCGTGTGTAGATGGATTTGATACGAAATCAAAAGCTATAAGTTCAAAATCTGGTTGAACTTGGGTTACTTGGTCACCATTAGCTTCACTAACAGTCTCTACTGAACCCATACCTCTTGAAGAGATACCTAACTTAATACCCGCTTTAAATAATTCTTTTAATATATTACCACTTGGTGTACCTAATACTTCAACTTCACCTAAGAGGTTATCACCTTCCCAATGCATATCTCTAATATTATGGGATACATTTTGTAGATTAACTACTGAACTCTCTGGATGGTCAAGTTCTCCCATAGCTCTACGTTCTGATATAAATTCTTTTTCATACTTTTTAGCTTCACGTTGTAAAATCTCACGTGGATATACTCTACCATTTTGATTTTTAGCTTCAGCACGTTGTAATATACCACGAACAATTAACTTACCGTTGTTATTTTTCATCGATTCGTTAATCTGCTCTGGTTTTATTTCAAATGGTAAGTAATCTACTATTAAGTTCTTCACATTTAACTCCGTGTTTTAATTATTTCGTTCTTTAGATTTTCTAATCTTTTAATCCACCGATTAATAAAATTTATCGTTTCTATTTTATTTGGCTCTTCACCTTTTACTTTGGTCTCTTCTATAAGCCAACGGCGTTTTAAGTTAGATAGACTTAACAATCTACCTAAAAAGTTAAGTCCATCTTTATTCCAAGATGGGTTCATTGTAAGATTAGTAAAGTTGACCGACTTTATTTGCTAGTTTTACTAATCTTTCACTAATTTTTTTCATTGCATTGTGAGTATTTTTCCAATAGGATGTAGAATCAACCCCTACTTCGTTTTTAAATCTCACATTCATTTTAACAATTTTATCTAATTCAGTTAACTTATCTCGAACTTCTCTCATTGACATACCAATTTTTTGTTTTGGAGTTAGAGACTCGTCATTTCTGTAATCGTGGTATTTACCTTCAGTTACATTTTCAAGTTTCTTATCAACTTGTTTTGCTTTAGAAGCACCGACTCTGTTTACACTTACGATTCCCTTACGACCACCTTTAAGTGCTTTAGCTACTTTCATCAGAGCTTCACCCTTAGAACCAGCATCAACTATAACACTACCCATCTCAGTTTTTACGTGAAATTTTGCTTCAGTTACAGAATCATCATCGTCATCTTTTTTCTTTTTCTTAAATGCATACGGTGTTTGTGGAGGCCCTTCACCACCGTCAAGATTACCAGTTACAGATGCTTCTTCTATTTCTTTTTTAATTAACTCTCTTACTAGAGCTTCTAATTTTTTAAGAGGTGTGGACATTTTTTATCTCCTTAACTAATTCATAATATCTCATTAGTGTTAGAACTTGTTTTTCGTTAACTATCTTACCCTTTGTCATATTATCCATTTGATTAACAGCTTCTGTTAATTTTATTTTAGTAATGGTATCATTAACATTTGGTAAATGTTTTTTTAATTCTTTTTTAATTTTAGATGATTCAACATCAACATACTCTCTTAAAGAATTTGTGTTACTTACATTATTAATATAATGTTTAAGTAAACTTTTTTGTGATTCATTAAGTGATTTATATTTTTTATTAAATTTATCAACAAGTATTTGATATGCAAGCAATCTTAAATCTTTATCTGATTTATTATATTCTTTTAATACTTGTGATTTAGCCTCTTCTGAACTAATATTCTTACTTGTAATGTGTTCTAAAACAGTAAATTTAGCATTTATAGTTTGTTCCGGGTTAAATGTTTCATCTATAGTTTCTGCTTGAAATACGTTATAACTAGAAGCTAAAAGTTTATAGTTGGAAATACGACCATTGAAAAAGTCTTCAGAGTTATAATTTTCTTTTATTTCTTTAATTAAATTATATTTTTCATTACGTAGTTTTGAATTACTTAACTTATGCCTTGATTTTAACACCATATTCATTAAATCACTAGCTCTATTCTCAGATTCATAATGTTTTTCTGATAGTAGACGATACAATTGGAGTTCTTTGCCCAATTCTGTATCTTCGTTAAAATATTTTTTTACAATTTTAACTGATTTTGTACTTTTTCCAGCTAATACATCAGCTGTTATCTGTCTTGTTAGTAATTCAAAAAGAATACTCGTATTCTTTATCTTAGAATGCTTTAATTTTCGAGCCATTACAAAATACTCCAATATTTAATTATATTTACTCATAAATAAATATAAAGTTAAACAATAATTAGTCATTTGATGTATCTTTAGTTAAAGAAGTTACCTCGTTGTGGTACTCTTCTTCAAGTTCAGATGCTTCTGATATAATTTTTATATCAGTTTTACCAAATTTCATTGATTTTTTCAATTTATCGTAGTGTGATAGAGCTAATGCCTTACCATATTTAGGGGCACCACTTCCACCTTTTTTCTTATCGTGAGCTCCAAGAGGGTCTCTACCTCTTGCACCACTATCTTTTCCATATTTATTTGCTTCTTTAGGACGACCAGCTCCTTCAAATCCACCCTCAGGTGAACCACCTTCACCATCAAATACTGAACCTGCTATATCATCATCTCCTGATTCATCGTCACCTGCAGCCGTCATATCACTTGGTGTACCAATTGAATCTCCACTTTTTTGTGGGTCGTTGCCTTCGCTCTCAATCTGAGATCGTCTAAATTTTTGTTTATAATCTTCTACAATTTGTTTATCTACATCTTTTATTTCATCATCAGTAAATTTAAATATATTTTTATAAATCCACTCCGTAGAAACCAATCCATCTTGTAACATAGACGAAGCAAGTGAAGTTTTATTATTCCACAACTCTACTTTTTCTTGTTCATATATTGTAGATGGGTTAGTTAAATCTAATTCAAAATTTACTAAATCTGAATCTGTGTACCCTTGTGCGTATAGATGAACTATTGCAATCTTTGTTAATTCAGAAAGAGTTATTCTTTGTATTCTTTCAATGGTTCTTGCAAATCTAACATCTTCTGCAGCTAAAGTAGCTTTTGAACCAACTGATTCATCAAACCCCAAGAACGCTTTAGGGATTCTTAAAGCAGATAATAATTTATTTTTTAGATATTCAATATCTTCTGTAGCTTCATACGTTAAACCTGGAAGAGAATCAATACTTGTACCACTATCACCACCTCTAACTGGTAAGAAAAAATCTTCCGTTATATTTTGCATATTATATTTTAAGTTATAATCACCTGTAGTCTCATCAACAACTGGTGCTTTTTTCATTTTATTAATAACTTGTTGCATATAATTGTCAACTTCATTCGGTGGAATATTACCAATATCTAATTTAAATACTCTTTTTTCAGGAGCTCTCATAATACGATGTATTAACATAGCGTCTTCCATAAGAGTTAATTGTTTATAAATCTTACGAGCACCTTCAATTTGTGATTTACCATAAGGAAGATAATTAGAATCAGAAAGTAATCTGAAGTGAGCTACTTCATAGTTTTCTAATTCTTCTCTTGTAGCGGATGTTTCAGATTTATATCTATGTTCAGATGTAGCTGCTTCAATTAAAAATTTAACATACTCTGGATTCTCAGGATCTAATCCTTCCATTCTTGAAACATCATAAACTGAAAGTGGGACTACATTAGTAATACCATATTTTTCATCAATTTCTAATTTTAAAAAGAAATCACCATACTTACACATATTACGAACCCACGGCCATAAATTAAATTCTATGTTTAGTATATCGTAAAATAGGTTGTGTAATATTTCTTTAACTTGACTATTATCAGTTTTTATTTCTAAAACATCACCATACTCTGATTTCATAGTAGATTCATCAGCATATATGTCAAGTGCTGATGAAAGTATAGCATCAGTATCCATAGACTCATAATCTTTAAATAGATTTAGTCTCATTGATTTTGATAACAACGCATCTGAATACCCACTTAGCCCTGCACCAGTAAATATTTTTTGATATCTGTCAACAAGGTTGTTTTTTGATATTGATTGCGTACGACTTGTATCGGCAACTTTTAATCGTTTACCTCCGACATTGCGTACAATTACATTTGTACTAAATAATCTTTGTAGTCTACTAAATAAGCTTGTATCAGCCATTTTATACCTCTTTAATTAAGTAACCAATCCAATGATTCTTGTTCTTTACC